AAATAATGACATAGCGAAAGTAACCGACAAGGTGTTGTGATGGAGAAGTTGCATTAGGCAGAAGCAGAAGCACATCGGGGTTTACAGGTAAGGAACTACCCAGGGAACCATAGTCGGAGTATAAAACGTTCCCCTTATCTTCCGCGGAGGGGTATACCTATGGAAGATAAGGATGTGTTAGAGAGCCCCTCCAAAGAATTTTAACAGAATTGGAGAGTGGCATATGCCTAGCCCATCAGAGATACAATCAATGCTTCCACTATTTTTTCAACTCCTCTTCTTCGCAGTAGCTGGAGCATTGATTGTAGGCGTCTTCTTTTCCATAGTTGGCTGGTTTTTTCGTCATGCTGTTTTAATTATGATTGTAGTTGCAATCATCTTTGCAGTCAACTATGGATACATTGATTTAACAAAACTATTTGGAGCAATTAATAATGACAATGCATCTGTTACCAGTCTACTACAACAATAATAATAGTTCTAAAAAGAAGAAGCCTTTTCGTAAACCAGGTTGGGCTAAAGCTCAAATAGAACACGATAAATGGTTAATGGCGCGTGGTGTACATCCCAGTCAGCTTAAAAATAAATCTAAAAATTCAGGAATCAAAGCTCCTAATTATAAAGAGCTTTCACGGTCTCTACCAACAAGTGATAAAGTAGGTAAAATTGTTGGTAAGTCTAAATCTAATATAAAGTAGGTAAAATTGTTGGTAAGTCTAAATCTAATGCATACACGGGTACGTTCATTACTGGTATCGCTACTATGCATAAATCAAATATGGTACCAGTAAATAAAAATGGTGATGCAAAAGAATATGCAACTATGAGGAGAAATTAATTTCTAAATTGTGCATTTTTTCCTTTACATTTGCTCAAAACTATGGTAGAATATAACTATAAAATTAAAAAGGGAGTTTTTATATTATGGCTAATTACGATACAATAATCAAACAAATAGAATCACTAAATCACGGTCAAAAGCTTTTATTCGCTGAAAGATTGGTTAACAAAAATGAAACACTAGCTTCTACTTTATCTAATTACATTGACGTTACTTTAATGGATAAAGCTTTTCTAGCTAATGAAAAGAAAGTTCAAAAGGCTATAGCTTAATGAAAAACCCTATAGCTAAATATTTAATGTGTGCATATGCTTATTATCAACTTGATAAAAATTTAATAACTGATACTGAATTTGATCAATTAGCAAAAGATATTCTTGCAAACTATGATAACATTGAGCATATGCATAAACATTTAGTTACTAAAAAAGATTTAGATGCTGGCACATATCTTGGTGAATATCCAAATATAGTTATCGGCGCAACATTAGATTACATTAAAACACACAACATATAAATGGGAGTTTAATATGGGATTACAAGCACTTAAAGGTAAAAAATTAAAAAAGAAAACAATAAGATCTAGAGCAAGAACTGGACTCGCTGGTGTCCCGGTTGATAAAAATTTCAATGCAGTGAAGGATTACTTTCATTTACATGTTGATAGAAAAGATTGTATTAATCAAGTAAAAACTTGGGTTAAGAAAAACTTTCCAGATGCATCGAAATATATTTTAGCAAATCCAGAATATAAGTTTACAATGACACATCATGCAGCTACATCATTCTGGTACAATAATGATCTACATAAAAACAATGATGTAGATAGTGATACTGCTAAAGATTTCTTAAACCATTTATTTGATAGAATGATTCCTTTAATTGATGAAGGTAAAATTTTATATGAAGAAAAACAACGAGAAAGAAAAGCTCAAAATAATGTAATTACTATATCACCACAAGAAAAATTAACACGTAAGATTAATAATACCATTATGCAAGAATTACTTGAACTAGAAGACAAGTGGATCGATGGTGAAGATGCCACAATTAACATATACGATAGGTTCAAGTTCCACGGCTTAACAAACACTGCCATAAGTCATGTTAAGCCAATGATTGAGGGCTGGCTTCTTGATTATGAAGACGCATATCATAAGAGATGCGATCAAGCTGTCGAAGGTTACTCCCACCTTAAACGGTCAGTCCTCAATCAAAGAATTAAAATATGTACTGCAATGTTGGAAGATCTTGAAAGAATCAGATCCGCTACTAAAGCTTCAAGAAATGTTAAAATCAAAAGACCAAAATCTATTGATAAGCAGGTTGCTAAAGTGCAGTACAAGAAAGAAGATAACGATTTTAAAATTGTATCAATCAATCCAATTCAAATACCATCAAAAACTCGGTTATATGCATTCAATACTAGAAGTAAAATGATTATTGAGTATGTTACCGAAAGTGTTAATGGATTTGAAATATCAGGTTCAACCATTAAGAATTTTTCAAAGGTTTCAAGTAGAACAGTGTGCTTACGTAAACCACTTGATTTCTTACCGATTGTTTTACAGAAAACACCAAAGCAAATTAATGACGCTTGGCAAACTCTTAAAACAAAAACAAAGGTACCTAATGGACGAATCAATAAAGATACAATATTATTAAGGGTTTTAGACAAATGAAAATAGAAGAACAATTTTTAACAAAGTCTAAATTCACTAAGCTTATCGAAAATACCGTAGCAGATCTCAAAATTCCATATATGGATGCAATACTGAAGGTTTGTGAAACTAACGATATTGAAGTCGAAGACATTCGAAAGTTCATATCACCAGTTATAAAAGATAAGCTTGAAGCCGAAGCGATGGAACTCAATTTCTTACCAAAGAAAAATGCTATTGATTCATCGTTTTTTAACTAGTATATATAGTATTATACTTCAGTCAATATTTCAGTAATAAGGAGACAATACAATGTCATTTGAAACACTTAAACGCAATCGCGGTTCTAATATCAGTAAAATCATTAAAGCAGCAGAAGCCACTAATACTGGTGAAACTAAATCATACGTTGATGATAGAATATGGAAACCAACTGTTGATAAAGCAGGTAATGGTTATGCTGTGATCAGGTTCCTTCCTGGCACAGAAGAAAATCTTCCATTCGTAAGATATTGGGATCACGGTTTTAAAGGCCCTACCGGTCAATGGTATATTGAAAATTCACTTACTTCAATAGGTCAACCTGATCCAGTTGGTGAACTAAACTCTAGACTTTGGAACTCAGGTATTGAGTCAGATAAAGACAGAGCAAGAACTCAAAAGAGAAGATTACATTACGTAACTAACATCTATGTAGTTAGCGATCCATCTGCACCTCAAAATGAAGGTAAGGTATTCTTATATAAGTTTGGTAAGAAAATCTTTGATAAGATTTATGATCTTATGAATCCTGCATTTGCCGATGAAACACCAATAGATCCATTTGACTTTTGGGAAGGTGCTGATTTTAAACTTAAGATCAGAAACGTTGAAGGTTATAGAAACTATGATAAATCAGAATTCTCTTCTGCAGCTCCGTTATTAAATGCTGATGAAGCTCAGTTAGAAGAAGTTTATAGTAAGTTGCATGATTTATCAGAATTTACTAATCCTAAAAACTACAAATCATATGATGAGCTTAAAGCGAAACTTATGAGAGTGCTAGGTGAACAAGCTACTGCTGGTGCCTATACTGTAAAAGAAGAAATTAAGTTAAATAATCCTGAGCCGGCTGTTGAGCCAGTCACTGCTGAAGATATGAGTAGTGATGATGAGGATACTTTATCTTATTTCTCTAAACTCGCAAAGCAAGATTAACCAACAGTCCATCCAAATTGATCTTGTAAATCTAAAACTCCACCTCTGCTACTCACTGATGTATTCGAAACATTTGTATTAGTGGTAGAGGTGGTATTATCAGAATTAACTTTATTTCCAGTAGAAACATTAGTAATGCCTGCGTTGCCAATTCCGGCCATATTGTACATATTGTTTTTTAATCTTTGATTGTAATCATTCTTTGCAAAATTAAGATCCGGATTCTGTATACCAATTGTAGAACTAATATCTTCAAATGTGCCTCTGTCACCGCCTCCACCTTGAGCTTTTTTTCTAACTCTATTAAGTGATGTTAGTAAGTTTTTTTGACTTTCATTCATTTGAGGATTTCCACCCATAAAAAAGTCTGCTAGCATTTCACCAGCAATATTTGGAGCTAATGCGCCTAATATACTCAATACACCGCCACCTATAACTGCACCTTTAGGACCAAATGCTAGTCCTCCTAATGCAACGCCTAATCCACCAAGAGCTAGTGAGTTTAGTTCTGTTCCTAATATAGCTCCTAATTTTTCTTTCTTTTCTTTTTCAGATGCACCTGAAGCTAAAACATCTTGAACTTGAGACATTGCAAACACACCACTTAACGCTGCGAGTGGACCAAATCCTTTTAAAAATTTAAGTATTCCTGATTTACCAAATATACGAGGGTATTTTTCTCTTATTTTCTTTTGTGCTTCTTTGAAACCTTTATCTTTTTCTGATATTACAGTATCTTTGCCATCAACACCTACAAGACGACCAGTTTGTTTGTTAACAGTTCCAGGTCTATTTGTTTTATACTGTTGTGTTCGAGCTCGAGCATCATTATCTGTTGGAGTTCCTCTATTTGCTAAACCTTTTATTGTTTTAAATCCTAAATAAGATCCGCCTCCAACTAAAGCTGCACCTGCAGCAAAATCTGCCATATCATCACCAAAAGTAGGATCTTCACTGTTAAGTAAATCATATCCAATTTTTCCAGCAGCTGCCCCTGTTAATAAAGTAACTAGTCTTTTTAAAATCTTTCCTTTGCCACCAAGTGCAAACGCTGCTAGAAACTTAAGAGCTTTCATAAATCTTCCTGGCATTAATAAGAATGCTACTGATCCTAGTAGACCAACGCCTTCTATCCAGTTATTTTTAAACTCTTCATTATTAAATCCAGACTCAGTAAATCCTCTTATTGCTTTTAGTCCCTTTGTTGCACTACTTCCAATAAATTTCAATATGTTATCAAGGCTTGGTAAAA